CAATCAGCAACACCATCATCATCACTTGCAGATGATTTTCCTACACCTGCAGAGAGTGCAGCAAATAGCGATTTAGATTTGCCATTTGGCAATGACTAATTTATTCATTGTATAAGAACAGGGGTGAGTGTATGCTCACCCTTTTTCTTTTTATAGATTTGTATTATGTTTTCAAGTAGACAATATGTAGGATCATTGGATAATATTCCAGATGCATGGATATATAAATACTACTTGGGATTAACGCATGATTTTACAGGTAGATCAGTAAAGATTAAAAGTATATTTAATCCTAATGACAAAACGCCATCAATGTTTATATATGTTGACAAAGACAAGAACAAGATTGTTTACAAATGTCACTCAACAGGTATATTTGGCGATGCGCACAAGCTCGTTCAGGATTTATACAATCTTACAAAAGAACAGGCCTGTGAGAAAATTGTTAAAGACTACCATGAATTCTGTAAAACTGGAGCATATCAAGACATAGAGATTATTGCATGTACAAAAAGATGGTCTATTACTGATTATAAAGTAAGAGGTTGGACTAATCTTGATGCAAAGTTTTGGTTGCAGTTTAATATTGGTAGTAGTATGCTGAATAAATACGAGGTTATACCACTAGAATATTATGAAGTAAGTGAAGTTGACACTACTACAGGTGAGATGTCAAACTCCTTTGTAAATAATGGTGATTATATGTATGGTTATTTTGCAAACAATGAGTTATACAAGGTGTATAATCCAAAAGCAAAAAAGTTTAAATTCTATTTACAGAAAAAAGACTACATACAAGGTTATAATCAACTCAAAGGACATGACACACTTGTTATTGCCTCCTCATTGAAAGATGTGATGGCAATAGATAGCTTAGGCCTTACAATAGATTGTATTGCCCCTAACAGTGAGTCAACAAAACTTACATCAAATGATATTCACCAGTTTCAAATGCGTTACCAGCACATTGTAGTATGTATGGACAGTGACGAAGCAGGTATAAATTCCATGAAATTCTATGAAAAAGAATATGGATTACCTTTTATCTATTTACCAAGAGAAAAAGATATCAGTGATATCATAAAACATCATGGTAAAGAGGTTGCTCTTTATGATTTTTACCCTAAACTCCAAAGAGCAATAGAAAAATATGTCAAAAAAAATGAGTAAGTTTGTACGTTAACATCAACTTATGAGCAATTGGATTTATAAACCAAATAAAGGTTTGGGTATAGACGTTTTGTCTATTGAGAACCTTCCAAATCATGAAGAAGCTGTTGGATTTGTTTACAAAATTACCAACACAGTTACTGGAAGATTCTACATAGGTAGAAAAAATCTATACAGTGAGAGAAAGACAAAAATCTCTAATAGAGAAAAGACACAAACAAAGACTAGAAAGACTTTCAAACGTGTCGTTAAGGAATCAAATTGGAAAACTTATTATGGATCATGTGCAGAGCTAACTGAAGAGATAGCACTGACTGATAAAAAGTTTTACCAAAGAGAAATCCTTGAAGTATGTTGTTCTAAAAAGTATCTTGGTTATTGTGAGTTGGCTCATCAAATTAAAAATGATGTGCTGACTGCCAATAGCTATAATGGTAATATATTAGGCAAGTACTTCCCATCAGATATGGAAAATTGTAACTAAAAAAAATATGGGAAAATTTGTAGCACAAATAGCTTTTTCTGAGCGTATTCAGAAAGAGCAAGAATTTTTTGACAAAGACTTTTTAATGTCTTACTCTGGTTTAAACAAACTAGTATTTAGTCCATCATCTTTTTACAAACACTATGTTCTTGGACAAAAAGAAGATGTTATAGACAAAAACATGATGGAAGGTTCATTGATACATTGCTTATTATTAAAGCCAGAAGACTTTGAAAATCAGTTTGTTGTCAGTGTACAGGATTTACCAAGTGATAATCCAAGAAGTGTATTACACACAATCTTCAATCATTATAAAGAATTGAAAAGAGAAGGTGACACTCGTGAGAGCTTAGAAGAATTTGCAGAAGCAATACTTGATGTTCTTAAAGATGTCAATCTTTATCAGTCTCTTAAAACAGATGGGCAGCGTGTAGAGAAAATGATTATACCTAAACATGTTGCTTACTGGGAGTATCTTAAAAAAGCAGAAGGACGAACAGTGATAGACCAAGATGTCTATGATTTCTGTAAAGCTGTAGTAGAAAAAATTACATCTACAGTATCAGTAATGGATGTTATGGGTTATTTTTCAGACTCCTTTTCTCAATTGGAAAAGCACAATGAAATTGAATTGACAAAATTAGATCCAGAAAGTCCTTTTGGATTGAGAGGTTTTATTGACAACCTGGTTATTGATAATATCAATAAAGAAATACGTGTGAATGACTTGAAGAAAACAAGCAAGACAATTTCACAGTTTCCTGACAGCATTGAATACTATAACTATTGGATTCAAGCAGCAATGTATAAAAAACTTGTAGAGCATGTTTATACATCCCAGCCAAAGTATTTTGGATACAAGATTACATTTAGATTCTTAGTGGTTGATCCATTTATGCAGATTGCTCCAATTAGAGTCTCTGACGAAACACTTTCCAAATGGGAAGAAGAAACTGACAAATTACTTGATGAGGCTAAGTACCACTTTGAAACAAAGAACTTTGAATTACCTTACAAGTTTATCGTTAACAATAATGAATTGGTTTTATGATAAAAGAAATGTATAGAAAATACTTTCAAAAATCTTATACCTTTTTGTACCCTTTGCTAGGATTCAAGCGAACTAAAGACCCAAGGCCAGTGCAAGTTTATGTGCATTGGCCAGAGGAGTTCCCTGATAATGAGCGTAAATTAGTTTGCGTTTATCAAAAAGAGGATACAGATCAGTGGTTGAATTTTGAGAAAAACAAATTGACAACACATGCCATGTTGGATTATGTTGTACCATTATGTGATGGTAAAATAGCATATATCTTTGACATGAATCCTGTAGGAAATGATTATGACTTGTTCATTGAAGGCAAGTACTCAAAGTTTTCGCAAAACGCCAAGAGGCACTTATCAGACTATTATGGTATTCATACGCCAGAATGGGTTTATATTGAATCATTTATATTTCCAAAAAAGTATTTCAAACATTATGCTGAGATACTATTAGTAGATGTGAAGATGCTTCAGGAAGTTGGAGAACTTTGTGACAAGTATGATAAGCAAAAAGAAACGTTTAAATTGTAACCTTTTAATTTTTAAGTATATGAAAAACATGATGATTTATGCAACAAAATGGAATGATAAAGAGTCATTCAGAATGATGCCTGTAACTCCTGATTGTCCTTACAATGAGGCAATATTTGATCCAGAACAAAAAGTTCTTGCGGTTATTTCAAAAGACAAAAAAGACAAACCAATGATGATGCCTCGCTTGAATGATCGTGGTGACATTATACCTACAAAAAGAGCAAATGGTGAACAGGGTTGGCAAGAGCAACGAGTTATTATACCTGCATACTATGAGTATTATCTAGAAAATCCAAATGATATCATAGTATTTGCATCTACATTTGGTCATAATTGCGAATGCAAAGTATTTGTTGATACTATCAAGTCAGCATTTGACATCGCATTAGCATCATCAGCAGATTTAAAAGCAAGTGTGAGTTCAAAAAAAAGTAAGTAATGAGAGATCGCGAATTCTGGGTAATGGACTATGAGACCATTGTCAATTGTTTCGTTGCTGTATTTGAATCCTATGACAGAAAAACTAGAAAAGTATTTGTCATAAGTAAGTATCAAAATGATGCTGTTGATTTTGTCAAGTTTCTTATTGAATCAAAGAAAGCCAAGGATTGGCATTTTGGTTACAATAATATTGCGTTTGATGCCCAGATTACTGAGTTTGTTTTGGCAAACACCAAAGAGTTTCTTGATCCTTTAGAAGATGCAGAAGCACTTGCGTATAGGTTATATGAGTATGCTCAGTATGTAATTGGTAAGTCAGACAGAAATGAGTTTCTTGATTATCCAGAATTCAAACTTTCCATTAGATGTGTTGATATATTTAAACTGAATCACTGGGATAGTAACGCTAAGCGTACATCCTTGAAGTGGACACAGTTTGGAATGGATTGGGAAAATGTTGAAGAAATGCCTCATCCTCATTATGAGAGGATAATAGACAAAGAAACATTGATCATGGTTGTAAAATACTGTATCAATGACGTAATGTCTACCAAGGCGATATTCACTATGACAGATTCCAAAGGAACAAAAGTTATGGTATCGCAAATAAATCTGCGTGCTAAACTAAGTGAAACTTACAATGTCAATTTACTTTCAGCAAGCGAACCTAAAATTTCTAAGGAAATCTTTCTTCACTTTCTTTCTGAGAAGTTGGGTATAAGTAAGAAAGAGATCAAAGAGATGAGAACTTATCGTAAGAATGTTGTTATACGCGATATTATCCTACCTTGTGTAAAGTTTGAAACTCCTGAGTTTAATGGTGTGCATAACTGGTTTAAGAACCTAGTTGTAGATACAGCTATTCTTGATACAGATGATGACATCAAAAAGAAAGGTCCAAAGTATAGCATGATGCATAAAGGTGTTCCTACTGATTATGCATTAGGTGGTATTCATGGTTGCATTGCACCTGGTGTGTATGAACCAAAACCTGGAAGAAAAATACTCAGTGTTGACGTAACAAGTTTTTATCCAAATCTTGCTATCAAAAACAAGTGGTCTCCTGCTCAAATACCACAAGATGACTTCTGTGAGTTATACGAGTGGTTCTTTGAAGAAAGAAAAAAGTATCCTAAATCTAATCCTTTGAACTATCTGTTCAAGATTGTTTTGAATTCTACCTATGGTTTGAGTAAGAGTAAGTATTCATTTCTGTATGACCCTGAACTAACATTCAGAATTACTGTAAATGGCCAATTGCTTTTATCCATGTTGTATGAAATGATCACAACAAGAATTCCAAACTGTCAACCGCTTATGCAAAACACAGATGGTTTAGAGTTCGATATAGATGAAAAGGATGAAGAACTATTCTTTAGCATTTGCAAAGAGTGGGAAGATTTGACGCAACTACAGCTTGAGTCTGTAGAGTACAAGAAGATGATTATTGGTGATGTAAACAATTACATTG